ACGGCTCCAACAACGTCATCTCGCCGAACGCCGCCACGATCCTCCAGGCCCAGGCGTCGCTGAACGACAACTCGGCGCCGATGCAGCCCGGCCGCAAGCTGGTGGAAGATCCGTGGACGGAAGCCAACGTCGTGGCGACCCTCTCCGGCCTGTTCAATCCCTCGCAGGCGATTTCGGAGCAGTATCGGTCCGGTCAGATGAAGAATGCCCTCGGGTTCGATTTCTTCATGGACCAGACGGTCATCAAGCATACGACTGGCTCCTATGACTCCGCCGCCACGATGAGCAGCGCGGGCCAGACGGGCTCGACCATCACGGTCGGTGCCATCAACGGCACCCTGAACAAGGGTGACATCATCACGATCGATGGTGTCTATGGTGTCAACTTCGTCTTCAAGAAGACGACCGGCAAGCTGCGCCAGTTCGTCGTGACGGCGAATGTGGCTTCGGGCGCGACTTCGATCCCGATCTACCCGGCCATCGTTCCCCCGAACGCCGGCCAGGCAGTGCAGTATCAGACCGTCACCGCGTCGCCGGCCAACGCCGCCGCCGTGCGTCTGGCCAGCAAGGCTTCGGAAACGTATCGCAAGAACCTTGCCTACGCACCGGAAGCCGTCACGCTGGCCACGGCTGACCTTGTGCTGCCGAAGGGCGTCCATGAGGCTGCCCGGCGCAACTATGACGGCATTTCGATGCGCATGATCACCGATTACGTCATCGGCACAGACCAATTGGCCACAAGATTGGACGTGATCTATGGTTACTTGTATGTCAGGCCTGAATGGCTAGCAATTGTCGCGGATAAGATTTAACCGTAAATCTTTTCCACCCGTAACGTACGTAAGTCTGTTGCTGAACGACGTTGCCTGAAGTATCATCTGGGGCACGGGCAATTGTGCCCCAGATGGAGTTTCCTACATGGGCCGTAAGCCTAATGATTTCTCTGGTAGGGTATTCGGAGAACTAACAGTCGTAGGGCAGGGGTTGTCCACCCCAAAAGAATCTGCATGGGTTTGCGACTGTTCATGCGGCAACATTGTTACCGTGACATCTGGCGCCTTAAGACGCGGCCAGAAGCGCTGTAGAAATTGTGCCAAACCGAACTTTGTCGATCATACAGGCAAACGCTTTGGTCGGCTGACAGCAACAAAGATCATTGACTGCAAGCCGAAGCCAAAATGGGAATGCATTTGCGACTGCGGAAACACAACCCAGATCCTTCCACCGGTATTGGTTCGCGGCGACAGCCAATCATGCGGTTGCCTTGCTGCCGATGTCAGGCATCTAGCGACCCGTAAGCATGGTCTATGCCGGCACGCGATTTACAACACGTGGATCAATATCAGACAGCGCTGCCAGAACCCGAAGAACATAGGGTTTTCTCGATACGGCGGGCGCGGCATCAAAGTGTGCGAGCGCTGGCAGAATTTCGACGCCTTCCTTGAAGACATGATGCCGGATTGGAAAGAAGGTCTCTCAATTGAACGGCTCGAAGTTAACGGAGACTACGAGCCGGGCAACTGCGTCTGGGCTACCCCAAAAGAGCAGGCAAGAAATCGGGGGACGACCATGCGCTTCGAGGTGAAGGGAGAAGTTATGACCGTCCCCGAACTCGCTGAAAAATACGGGCTTCGCCAGCACGCTATATGGCGCCGCATCCGAAAGGGTGAAACCGGCGACGACCTTATAAGGCCAGTCCGCTGGTGAACCGCTATCCGCTGCTTCGCTACCATAACCGCACCGGCCAGCAACGGCTGGCGACGAGCGCGCAGGAGGAGGCAGAGTTAGACCCAAGCTGGGGTCCACCTCAGCCCGACGTGCGCTACCCGATCAATCCCGTGCCGATCACTGAGGCGCGGAAGACGCCGCCCGTTTTCTCCATCGAAATACCGGATGCCAAATGACATTCCAGATGTATCCCATGGCGGTCTACTCCCCAGAGGGGCAGATGTTCATTGTCGAAGACGACGAGGAACGCGCCGCACTGGTGGCACAATGGAAAGTTGTGCCCGAAGAAGAGGATGAAGCTGGCGCCTCCGAACCAGGCGAAACCGTCAAGCGCGGCCCGGGCCGTCCGAAAAAGAACCCATGACAACCGCGCTCGACCTGATCACGGGAGCAATGGACGACGCCGGCATTATCGGCGTTGGCCAGACCCCGTTGTCGGAAGACACCAACAAGGCGCTCGGTCGACTCAATGCGATGATTGCCCAATGGTCGCGTCGGCGCTGGCTTGTCTATCACCTGGTTGATATCGTCTTCACCGGAACCGGCGCACTTTCCTATAGCATCGGTCCTGGTGGCGACATTCCCCAGAACCGTCCTGACCGGATCGAATCCGGGTATTTTCGCCAGCTTGCCGGCCTGCCGGGCAACAATGTCGATTACCCGCTGGCCATCCTGCAATCGCGGGAGGACTATAACCAGATCGTGCTGAAGACGATGGCCTCCGTTCCGGCTTACGTCTTCTACGATTCCGGTTTCCCGCTCGGCAACATCTTCATATGGCCGCTGCCCAACAGCACCTATGAAATGCATCTGTCGGTGAAGCCGGCCCTGCAGAGTTTCCCGACGCTGAACACGGAATTCGCCCTCCCACCGGAGTATGAGGAGGCTATCCGTCTCAATCTCGCGGTTCGGCTTCGTGTCGCCTACCAATTGCAACCAGACGCCAGCCTGATCGGCTTGGCCAAGGTTGCGCTGAACACGATCAAGAATACGAATGCACAGATCCCGCTGCTTCAGATGCCAAGCGACCTGGTGCGCGGCAACATCTACAATATCTTCAGCGACACGTCGAACTGATGCGCATTCTCCTTCTTGGCGGCGCGTACCAGTCTCGGAACCTGATTGCCGGCGCCCAGCGCTCGGTCAACCTGTATTCTGAAATAAACCCCGCCGAAGGGTCGCCACCTGTCCCGGTGACGCATTACCCCACTCCCGGTCTGCGTCCGGTGTCTCAGGCGCCGATCGTGGGTCGCTATAGGGCGCTTTATCGGGCTTCGAATGGTGACCTTTACGCGGTCATCAATGCGTCGGTCTACTTCATCTCGCCGGACTACAATTGGACTCTTCTCGGCAGCATCACATTTGGCGTTAACACGGTGTGCTGCGCGGATAACGGACTCTGCGTCGTTCTCGTGGATGGAACGTCGAACGGCTACGCCATAGACATGGCGACCAAGGCATTCGGCCAGATCACGGACCCGTCTTTTTACGGCGGCACAAGCGTCGATTACCTCGATACCTATTTCATCCTGAACCGCCCGAACACGGCGCAGTTCTATATCTCCCTGTCGCTCGTCACCTTTCAAATGTTGACGGGCACCGTTGGCGCAATCTACCAAGGGTCCATCGTCACCGGAGGAGCCGGCTACACCAATGGCACCTATACCAACGTCTCCCTCGCTGGCGGCTCGGGGTCAGGCGCTACAGCGGACCTAACAGTCTCCGGCGGGGTTATCACGGTCGCCACCATAAATGCTGCTGGAACCGGATACGCCAACGGCGACACGCTCACCATCACGTCCACGACGCCAGGCACGCCGGGATCGATCCAGGGTGGCGCAATCGGCGCGGCTGGAACTGCCTACACGAACGGAACCTATACCAACGTCACACTGACTGGCGGCACCGGCTCGGGCGCGAAGGCAACCATAGTTGTTTCGGGCGGCGCAGTGACGACGGTCACGATCACGACTGCCGGTTCCGGGTACACGAAAAACGACTCTCTATCAGCCACGGCCGCATCGATCGGCGGCACGGGATCGGGTTTCACGTGGAGCGTGTCGCTCGTGTGTGGCGGCTTCGTCTACAACGTCGATTTTGTTCACGGCTACGCTTTCGATCCACTCGATATCGCCGGCAAGACGGGCGCAGCGGATAATATCCAGTGCCTTGCTGCAATCCACGGCGAACTCTGGCTGATCGGCGAGCTGACAACCGAAATCTGGACCAACACAGGCGCCGCGGACTTCACGTTCGGGCGCATTCAGGGGGCCTTCATCAACCACGGGTGCGTGGCCCCGTATTCGCTGTCCCAACAGGACGTTTCCCTGTTCTGGCTGACCCAGGACAGGCAAGGGAACGCAATCGTCGCCATGAGTTCTGGATACGCAGTCGAGCGCGTCTCCACCCATGCTATCGAACAGGATTTCCAGTCCTACTCCAAGATCGATGACGCCATCGGATACTGCCACCAGATCGACGGCCACGCCTTCTACATTCTGACGTTCCCGACCGCCAACAAGACTTGGGCCTACGAAATGTCCACGAAGCAGTGGCATGAGCGAGGCTCGCTCGATGGCAACGGCGTTCTCAACCGTCACCGGGGTAACGCATTCGCCTTCGCCTATGGCGAGGGGCATGTGGGCGATTTTCAGAATGGCGCGCTCTACGTCTTCGATCAGGATTATTATTTCGACGGGCAGACCGCTATTCCCAGGATCAGGACGCTGCCCCACCTCGTCGGCGAGGATAGCAACCGTGTCGAGTATATCCGTTTCGTCGCGGACATGGAGGTTGGGCAGTCGGTCGGCACCGTGCCATCGGACCCGCCGCTGATATCGTTACGCTGGAGCGATACGCGAGGGGCGACATATGGGAACCCCGTCCTGAGATCCATGGGCGCCACGGGTCAATACTACGTTTCCCCGCAATGGCGGAAACTTGGAATGGCCCGTGATCGGGTGTTCGAAATCTCTTGGTCCGCCCCAGTCCGCACCGCCTTGAATGGCGCATGGATTGAGATCAGGAAGGCAGCCTCGTGACCACCAGCAAGGCGCAATACGGCAGCCCCATTGTTCCGTCGTCGGCCGAACCGATCGGGCAGGGAGGAATTCTCGTAACCCCCGTCTGGCTACGGTTTTTCAACAATTTGGTCGGGTCTGCGCAGCCGATCATTCCGATAGCCACGACCGGATCGCCGTTCTCCTACACGGCTTCGGGGCGAGGTTTCGTCGCAATCACTGGCGGGACCGTCAGTGGAGTCATGCTCAAGCGGGCCGATACCACGATTGATATCTCTGGAACGACCATCCCGGTGATGAACGCCGACGTTGTGACGCTGACATATTCAGTGCCGCCAGTCGTGTCGTTTATCCCTGGCTAGGAGCCACATGAAGTATTTTCAGCAGCTCGCCGCCGGCCTGAACGTCACGCCGGTTCTGAATGCATTGCAGCGCCAGCCTGATCTTTGGAACCAGCATCCAATCAGGACCAAGCACCCGGGAACCGCGCACGCCGACGTGAGCGACATCCTGGTCCGGTTTAACGACTTCTCCGAGTTCGAGAGGACAGGCGATCCGACAACTGTCACCGATGACAAAGAATGCATGGCTTTCCCGGCGTGGGAGAAGCTCCCGCAACTCCGGCCGATCGTCTTCGACCTGATGAGGACGGTCGAAGCCTCTCGACTTGGCCGCGTCATCATCACGAGACTACCTCCGGGCAGGGCCATCACGCCGCACGTCGATGGCGGCGCGCCGGCCACCTATTACGAACGCTATCAGGTCGCGCTCCAGAGCTTGCCTGGCGCGTTGTTCCATATCGGCGACGAGACGGTGAATTTTCGCTCGGGCGATGTCTGGTGGATCGACAATTCGGTTGAGCACAGTGTGGTGAACAACAGCGCGGATGATCGGATTGTGAGCATCATCGATTTGAGGTGCGCGTGATGCTCACGGCTCAGGTCGAAGACCTCAACGGAGCCTCTCTCGAGGAGTTGAAGCCGCTTCTCCCGACCCACTATGATGAATTGTCGGAACATAAGGCGGCCGGCATCCCCCTCGACCCTCAGTTCGGGCTCTATCTGGCCCGCGCGGCGGCAGGACAGGTGATGTATGTCACCCTGCGCGAGGAAGGGCGGCTCACAGGATATTTGGTGTCCTTCGTAGTTCCGGGCATGCACTACCAAGGCTGCCTGACCGCGACGACGGACATCTTTTTCGTGACGCCGGATCTTCGCGGCCTGAGCGGCGGGAAACTGCTGTTCGAAGCATGGAAGAAGGAATGCGCCCGTCGTGGCGTCCAGCTCATGCAGATCGGCATCAAGACGCGCCACGCGAAGTACGCCACGCCGCTCATCGAGGGTGCGGGCTTCAAGGCCACGGAACTGATGTTCTGGCAATTCCTGGACAAGGACTAACGCACATGGTGGCAACCGCTATCATCGGTAGCGCCGTCGTCGGCGCTGGCGCCTCCATCATGGGCGCGAATGCACAGGCCGACGCCGCACAGGCTTCTGCCGACGCACAGATGAAAATGTACAAGCAGACCAGGGCCGACCTGCTGCCCTACAACCAACAGGGTCAGGCTGCCGGCGCAATCCTGGGCAACCGTCTGACGGAACTCACGTCACCAATCGTCATGGACCAGGCCACTCTTCGAAACACGCCCGGGTATCAGTTCAACCTTTCCCAAGGCCTGAAATCCGTCCAGAATGGAGCCGCCGCCCGTGGTCTGGGGTTGTCTGGCGCTGCGATGAAGGGCGCCGCCGCTTACGCTACCGGGCTAGCGGATTCGACTTACCAAAATCAGTTCAACAATGCCCAGCAGAACCAGGCCAACGCCTTCAACCGCCTGATGGGGGTCACGCAGCTCGGCGAGAATGCCGCTGCTCAAACCGGCGCCTATGGCACGCAGACAGCAGCCAACGTCGGCAACAGCCTTATCCAGGGCGGCAATGCTCAGGCGGCCGGATATCTCGGCGCGGCGAATGCGCTCACCAACGGTGTCAATTCGTACGCTCAGTACAATGCCCTGCAAAATGGCTTTTATCAGTGAGGGGATGAGCGATGGCTGATGGCACCGTAGACACGTCCATCTATCCCCGCGCGAACCAGAATTCGCTTATCGAGGGGCTGGCACAGGTACAGGCGCTGCGTAATGCCGCCGTTCAGAACCAGCTTTTGCAGACTGAGGCGCAGCGTGCCGGCGTGGGCTTGTCGCAGGACAAGATCAATCTCGCGCATCAGCAGTTCGGGCAGCTTTCCAGCTTCCTTGGCTCTCTTGCGCAAGATCCTCGCATCTCGACTGCCGCCGGCCCTGGACTTCTGAAACAAGCCACTGCTCAGGCTGTTCAGCAGGGATGGATCACGCCGGACATCGCGAACAGCGAACTGTCGAACATGCCGACCGACCCGGCGCAGATTCCGCAGTATCTCCAGAGCCTCAACACGCGCATCCAGGATGCTGCCGGCCAGTTCACCAAAATCTACGGCGAGCCGTCCACGATCAACAATGGCAACACGATTGTTCCTGTCACGGCTAGCCCCATTACGGGCATTCGTCGCATCGGTGCCAATATCCCTGTCCAGACTTCGCCATCCGAGCGCCTGTCCTTGGTGCCCGGCACGAATGCGCAGGGCCAGCCGACCGTCACGCCTGCCGGCGTCATTGCGCAGCAGGCCGGCATGAACCCGCTGACAGGTGTGCCTGCCACGGCTCCTAATCAGCCCGTCAATCAGCTTCAACCTTATCCGCAGGGGCAGGCACCTGTTCCGGCTGCACAGGGTGGCAGTGTCGTCACGGGGCCGTCGCCGGGCGCGCTGGAGGCCAACAAGACCGTAGGGGCGGCTAGTGGCCAGCAATTGGCTGCGGACACCGCTCAGGAAGCCAATTTCCAGTCGGATGTCACGCCGCTGGTGAAGGCCCGCGACGCTCTCATTGCCCTCGGCCCGACCGGCACCGGCCCCGGGAAAGAGCAGATCAACGAAATCAAATCGTTCCTGATTTCGAACGGCGTCATGAGCCCCAACGACGACGTGAAGAATTTCGATGAAGCCAGGAAGTACCTCACTCAGTACGCTACGTCAGTCGGCAGTCCGAACACGAACGACAAGCTGGCTGCCAATTTTGCCGGCAATCCCAATGTCGGCATCTCGAACGCCGCTGCTGTCGATGTGCTGAAGACGGCTCTGTCGCTGCGGCGCCTCCAGAACGCCAAAGTGCGCGCCTTTCAGGCCTCCGGTGAACAGCCCAATACCTACAACCAGTGGGCGGCCAAATTCAATTCGGAGCAAGACCCGGTTGCATATGGCTTCGATATGATGTCCCCGGAGCAGCGCTCGAAATACGTCAAGAGCTTGTCGCCGGCCGATAGGCAGAAGTTCGTCGGCTCTTTGCAGACGGCGACGCAGCTTGGCCTTGTGACGCCGCCGCAGGCGGCCTCAGCAAACGGGCAGTAGCTTCATGGCATATGTTGGAACGCCTCGCTATCTTGGCAGCGATCTGAAGACGCTTGCTTCCATCCTTCAGGGGGAAGCTGGCGGCGAGGGCGTCAGCGGCATGCAGGCTGTCGCCAATGTGATTCAGAACCGCGCCAGCCAGAACTTTTCCGGCTATGGCAATGGGCTGCTTGACCAGGCATTGGCAGAGCAGCAATTCCAAGGGCAGGCCAAGAACCCGAGCAAAGCTGCCCGCGACATGGCGGCGCAACTCATCAACGGTCAGGTGCCCGATATCACTGGTGGCGCGCTCTATTACGCCAACCCGTCAGACTCGTCGGCTCAATGGGCGCGCAACCTGAATAGCGGCAATGCGCTCAAGATTGGCAATCACTATTTCACCGACAATGCCGAGGGGAGGCCATTTACCTCTGCCGCCGCCAACGCGGTCAATGCCGAAGCAGGTGGCGTCGCACGCAATCCAGTCCAGACCGTCAACTTCGTCCCGCCTCCGTTCAGCCAGCAGCAGAGCAACTACACGCCCTTGATCGGCGAGGAGCCGGCGCCGCTGTCTCAGGCTCCGCAAGCCGCAGAACGCGTTCCTGAGCCCCCTGTGGCCGCGCCAGAGGCCAATCAAGACCCGTTGAAAGCGTGGGGCATCGATACCAGTACCGAAGCGCCAGCCGCACCCGAAGCGCCGCAGCAGGATATCCTGAAGGCCTGGGGCATCACCGACAGCAGCAACCCGGCTCCTGCGGCTGATGTCGCTCAGTCACAAAGCGCCGCACCAGAAACATTCGGGCAAAAAGTCGGCGGGGCGATCGATACGGTTGCAGACTATGCGGCTCCAGTCGCCGGGTTCGTCAACAACGTCGGCAGGCAGATCGCAACCGGTGTTCCCATCATCGGCGGGGCGCTCAACCGCGCTGATGCGGCCACGAACGCGCTGATTGCGCCGGTCATCAACCCGCTTCTGTCCAAAGGCAATCAGCTTCAGGGCGACACGTTCGCGCAGCGCTATCAGAACTCTCTGGCGATGCAGAACGCCCAGGATGAACAGTTTCAGTCCGATCATCCGGTAGTCTCGACTGGTGCCCAGATCGCTGGAGGTGTGGGCGCCTTGGGTGGTGTGGCGAATGCTGTACCCGGTGCTGGTCGATTGCTTGGCATGTCGGGTAACCTTCTGACCCGTACCGTAACCGGCGGTCTTTCCGGGGCCGCTCTTGGTGGTGCCGATGCCGCCGTGCGTTCTGACGGTGATATGGATGCCATCGCGCAAGGCGCAGAACTCGGAGGCGCGCTCGGCGCTATTGCGCCTGCCGCCGGCAAGGCAATTGGGGCTGGCGTCAATAAGCTGATCGGCGGCACCATCCCCGAGCGCGTGGCTCAGCTAGCGCAGCTCGCACGCGATAAGTACGGCATCAATGTCGGTCCCGGGCAGCTTTCAACCAACCCGACGATCAAGTTTCTTGATAGCGTCGTAAATCGCTTACCTCTCAGCGGCGGGGCTGCCGCGAAGGAAGCTCAACAGCAGGCGTTCAATAGCGCCGTGGCGAAATCCTTTGGAGAGTCCGCCAAGGAAATCACGCCCGAGGTCATCGCGACTGCGAAGAGTCGCATTGGAAAGGTCTTCGATAGCGTAGCGGAGCGCACCCCTGCCATCAAAGCTGATGGGCAGTTCGCCGAAGACCTCAGGAGCATCATCGGCGATGCGGGCCAGACCCTTCAGGAAGCCGAGTTCTCTCCGCTGCGCAAGCAGATGCTGGAGATAGTCGGTAAGTTCAAGGCTGGCGACAATTCGATTGATGGCGAGACCTACCAAGCCCTGACGCGGAAGGGTGCCCCGCTCGACCGCGCAATTCAATCAACCGATCCGAACGTGAGTTTCTACGCCAGTAAGATTCGCGACGCACTGGACGGAACGTTGGAGCGGTCGGCGCCTGCGGAGGCGCTGGAGGACTTGCGCACGGCGCGCAGCCAGTGGAAGGCGGTAAAAACGATCGAGCCGTTGGCGGCTAAGTCTGCGACTGGCGACATTTCTCCCGCGCTGCTCATGGGGCAGGCGTCAAAATCCTATGGCGTCTCATCGTTCGGAAAGGGCTCGGATCTTGTCGATCTGGCTCGCATTGGCCAGCAGTTTCTCAAGGAAGCCCCATCAAGTGGATCGGCAGAGCGCATCAGGTTGCACAATGCCCTTCTGGGCGGCGGCATAGGAGGGGCGGGCGGCGCGGGGATCGCCGGTCTGGCTTTGAACCCTAGCGCCATTCCTATGGCTGCGCTGGCTGCTGGCGGCGGCCTTCTTGCTGGCAAGGGCGCGGGTATGATCCTCCGTAGTCCCGCGATTGCCAACAGGATGATTCAAGGGGGATTAGGGGAAGCTGGCGCGAATTATTTGCTCCGCTCCGTGCCGCAAGGTATCGCGGTGCCTCAGGTCAATCAGCGCCGGCCGCTTGAACTTACCGTCCGCCCAAACCGCCTTCAGTGAAGCGGTCCACAAGCCAAAAAAGTACGGCGAGGGTCATTATTCCGGCAAAGAAGCCGAGGCCAAAATCGGCGCTGATGCCGGTAACCGCAAACTTGATGAGTAGGTACACGCCAAACATGGCGACGCTGCAAATGGTGTAGAATAGCAGACGCCGCATCTACGGTGCCACGCAATTGAAGGTCATCGTGCTGGCAAGCGTGTCCGTTCCGCTGATTTGGGCGACCCGGCCGTATTGGCGGCAATGCGCATCGGCCTTTTTGAAGGCTTCAGCAGTCGTGAGGCCGATCACGTGGCTAATCGTGCCGCCTCTTTCGTTCGCGCCGTCTATCGACGTGCAACCGGCCAACAGGAGAAGTAGCAGTACTGATTTGCGCATAGCGGCGCAGATAATACCGAAACCCTTGAAAATTCAAGAACGGCTGCGCCTACGGCCTCTTCTTCCCGGGCTCGACCACTTCTAACGCGGGGTGATCTGCCCGGATCGTGATAGGAGTTAGCTGCCCGATCTGGAGGGTGATGGTTTTCTCGTCCACGCGGGTAACCGTGGCGCGGACGAGAACCTGATCACCTATCTTGGGTTTGGTGATCGCCATGAGAGCTTTCGGCTAGGCGACTTCCAAAGTCGGGATAGCCGACACATCGACCTCTCGTTCGGCATGCCAAGCGTCGTAAGAGGCCTGCATGCGGAGCCAGATGGAGGCACCGTCGCCGAATAGTTTCCCGAGCCGGGCGGCGACATTAGGGGACACAGGCTTTTTCTCTCCGAGAATATCGTAGAGCTGCTGGCGGGATATACCCAAGAGGTGGGCAATCTCGACCTTGCTCTTGCCGGTCGCGGGAATGATGTCGTCCAGAATGGCCCCCGGATGAGACGGGGCGCGCTTAATGGGCCGGGTTACTTCGTAGGTGATCATCTTGCCCTCCGTGGCGTTGTGATCAGTGGTATTGCTCAAAATCGACACGTGCAGCGTCAGTTCCATCGAACTCAAAGGTTATGCACCACGGGCCATTCACGTGGACCGTGTAGCGGGTTGGGTTGAAGCCGTTCAGGGGGTGGAAGTTGTAGCCGGGAAGGTTCATCTCTTCCGGGGCCATAGCGGCTTCCAACCTGTCGAGCCGCTTGGCAATGCGCGAATGCATCTTGGCATCGATCTTGCCGGTTTTCCCGGTTTCGAACAGATCGCGCAGCGCCTTGTTTTTGAACGACTTGATCATAACCCATGTAAGCATTTTGCTTACACAAGGTCAAGGGGTTTGTCAGCGACTAGCTTACATTCTGTCGAGGATTATTTATCGAGCATCTGGTTTCGGACGAGCCAGTCTCGGAGGATAAGCCGGACAGCTTCCGGGCGGGTGATGCCGGCCTGCTCATCAACGAACTTGTCGAGTGCGGCGAGCATATCGGGCTGAAGGCGCACGCCGATAAGGGTACCCGTGCCGGTCGTCGCAGGGCGGCCCCTAGATTTTTTGTTATCACGTATTGCGTCGGTCATGATTAAGTGATAACACATAATAGTCGGGCCGGAAAGGTGGTTGCAACACCAATCCAGCCCTAACCGAAACCGATCTCATTGGGGAGACCGATCATGGCTGAATCACGTCTAGCACTAACCGAGCCTGCTGTAATCCTCGATACCTTCGTCTCTGGCGTTGGCGACGTTGAGGAAATCGCACCGAACCTCTTCCGTGTCACCTACTACACCAAGCAGAAGGACGCTTATAGCGGCGAGCCCAGCCTTGTCGTAGTGGCGAAGTTCATTGCCACCGCCGAAACTCTCGCGGCCATGGGCGCGGCCACGGCTGAACGCAGTGTCGCAACCAAGGAAAGCCTTGGTCTGCCGGCGCTCGGCACCCTCAATTAAGCGGCGGGAGGCTCGAATGGTAAGCAGTCTCACTCGTCGTCTGTTTCTGAAATCGGCGCCATCTGCCCTGGCGGTTGCCGGCGCGGTTGCCGCCCCCTCGATCGCGGAGGCAGCGACGCCTTCGCCCAAAGAGCGATTTGCCGCCGCCCTTGCCGAGTTCAAGGCAGCGGCCGAAGCGCTCGACCCGCGCATCTATGGTTGGAACGTCAAAACTGACGGCAAGCTGTGTTGCAGCATGGTCGTCAGCGCGTATCGCCACACCACGACGTACGAGGGCGATGGGTGGTACGAAACTCTGATCGGAGAGGCCGATCACGATAGGGCATATGTCGAGCGGTCGCCCAAGTTCGACAAAGACGGCGAGCGCTGGTTTCGCGTCACCACACATTATCGCGGGCACAGACGGGTCACTGTGACGCCGGAGCGTCACTTCACTTCAGAGTACGGCAGGAAAATCTCCTGAACTGAATTCCGCCTCTGGCAGGGCGGTTTGAACGCGAAATTCGAGAGCTTCATCGGCTCCCGGTTTCGCTAATGCGAACCCGCGCGTTCCGGGCCTGCCAGGGCCGGGCGCCGATGGAGACTAAGACCATGCCTATCAAGAAGGAAACGACTGAGATCAGCGTCCAACCGCTCAAGCGGGCTAGCGCGAAACTGCGGATCATCGGCACCACGCCGATGTTTCAGAACCGCATGTCGGAGAAAATGCGCCAGTATTTTCTGACCGGCGGCGGCAAGAAAACGAAGGCGGAGAAGGCCGGCATCAAGCACGACCCGCTGACGGAATACCGCAATTCGGCGGAAGTCACGCAGGGCGGTCCTACCGCGCTCGGACTGAGGGTCGTGGCGGTCAAAGCCGCGATGATCAATGCAGCGCTGGAAACGCCCGGCCTCACGAAGGCATCCACGCAGCGGCTTCTGTTCATGCCCGGCGATCACGTTCCGCTCTATGGGACGCCGCAGCTCCGGCTCGACATCGTTCGGTCGGCAGATATCGCGAAGACGCCGGATATGCGTTCCAGGGCATTCCTGCCTCGCTGGGGCGCGGAAATTGAGGTCCAGTACATCATCCCGCAGTTGTCGGCGCTTTCCGTGGTTACGCTGCTCTGCAACGCTGGTGTGCTGATCGGGATCGGCGATTTCAGGCAGGAGAAGGGCAAGGGCAGTTTCGGCTGCTTCCGTGTTCTTGGTGACGGCGAGGACGATGACGAGTGGAGTGATCTCGTCACCAACCATGGAAGGGAAGCGCAGGAGGCGGCTCTGGAGGCGCCTGAGTACGCCAACGAAGAGACAGCGGGCCTCATGTCCTTCTATGAGATGGAAACGAAGCGGAGGGCTGCGTAAATGGCTACCGCTCGCTACACGAAGGAACAGCGTCAGGAAATCGTCCGCGACTTCGCTGTCAGGCACAACGGCCAATACAATCCGAAGCTGTTTTTGCAGGAAGTCCGCAAGGTCGGGGAGAGCCATCCCGCATATGGCTGGTTTGAATGGAATTCCGACAAGGCGGCACAGGAATACCAGCTTTGGCAGGCTCGCGAGTTCGCTCACGACCTGAAGGTATCCTTCTCTGTCGAGACGGTTGGCCGTAAGGGCGCCGTCAAGGTGGTGCAGACGGAAATGCCGATGGTGCTGTCACCGCGCGAGTCTCGCAAGGATGGCGGCGGCTACGTGCTTTCCAACCCGAGCGACCAGGACCATATGGCGGAACACTGCCACCAAGCAGCGGTAGCCCTTCGGACATGGGTCAACCGCTATCAAGCGGCGCTCATCCATGCTGGCGTTACGGGCGACAAGGTCGAAGACATCGCCGCGCTACTCGAAAACGTGAACCCCGCCGGCCTCATTGCGGCGGAGTGAGAATGTGCGAAATCGGATCGCCGCATCCGGTTGGCAAGGATCACGGCGCGGCAGGCTAGGTGAGACAAGCAGGCTCACGACGAGTCAAGGCTGATCCAGGCGGGGTCCGTTACGGCCGGCAAGGTATGTTTTGGCGCGGATCGTCCAGTCGGGGCGACACCAGACAAGGCAGGCACGGTCAGACGAGGCCAGCCACGTTGAGACAAGGCAGGCACGGCACGTTCCGTTAAGTCGAGCCACGGCTAGATAAGGCGAGACGCAGCGCGTCAACGCAAGGAACAAAAGGCGGTTCTTCGGAGCCGCCTTTTTCTATGGAGAATTATGTATGGCAACGATCCTTCCCTTGGCGGAAACGCAGTTCACAGACGCGCTCGGCGTGCCATTGGCCGGTGGGAGTGTGTTTTTCTACACTCCATCAACGACAACTGCAAAAGACACGTATGCCGATTCCGCCCAGACGATTGCCAACAGCAATCCGGTCATCCTGGACTCCGGGGGCAGGGCAATCATATTCGGTTCGGGTGCCTATCGGCAGGTCGTTTACGACGCCAACGGCAATCTGATCTGGGATCAGACGACATCGGAAGCGGTCGTCGGCTCAGCGTCGTTCGGGGGTACGTCAACCGGTTCGGCAAATGCTCAGGTCGTTTCCGCAGGCACCTTCTCGGGCGCTGATGGCAGCACTATCAATTTCACGGCCGGCTTTACCAACACCGGGGCAATGACCGTTCAGGTCGGACCATCCGGGTCACCGATCGCTGTTTTGAAGAACGGTTCGAGCGGCCCGGTCGATCTTGCCGCCGGGGATATCGTCGCGGGCAACATCTATTCGATTTCCTACAGCGTCACGCTCGGGACTTTCCAGCTTCTGCAATCCATTCCGCCCGTCATCCAGATTGCTTCACAGGCTGAAGCGCAAGCCGGCTCGAACAACACAAATGTGATGACGCCGCTGCGCACCAATGAGGCGATCCAGGCGCTCGGGACGCCTGCCCCCGCCGTCAAGGCTGCTTCGTGGCCGCTGCGCTATAATCCGGCCGGCACGCTGCCGGAATACGTCCATCCCATCAACATGGGCATCTTCGGCGGCCTGAAAGTCCAGGTGACGAGCAATACCCAAGTCACGATCACGGCGCCGCTTGGCCTCAGCGTGACCGGGGATATTTCGGCCTCAGGAGCGAACGGTCTCGATACGGGAACCAAATCGAATTCTACCTGGTACAACGTTTGGGTGATCTGGAACGGCGCAACCGCCGCCGCTCTGCTATCGCTGAGCGCCACCGCCCCGACTATGCCGTCCGGCTACGTCAACAAGGTGCGCGTCGGCGCTATCCGCAATGATGCTTCCGGCAACCTCTGGCGCACCATCCAATATGGGCGCCGCGCGCAGATTGTGGTTGGCGCCAACCCCGCCACGGCCGCGATCATCACCAGCGGTTCTTCCGGCAGCCCCAACACTCCGACCTACACCGCCGTATCCTGGGCCGGCTTCTTCCCGCCCACCGCAGCGGTAGGGAACATGGTGCTTTTCATCAACCAGACAGACAACCAGGGAGCATTGCTGGCTCCGAACGGTTCCTATGGTGCGTGGACATCCGGCAACAATGCGGCGCCCGCTGGAACGAAGAACAATGGCATCACCGGGTCCACCATCAACACCAGCCAGGTTGTCTCTTTTGTATTAGAAAGTGGTAATATTTACTACGCCAGCAATTCCAACGGCTCGTACGTCTACGCGACCGGTTGGGAAGACAACATCTAAATCCCGTAGTAGGCGGCAATCACCAGCAATATAGCCATCAAAATAACCCCAGCGTTCTCAAGTGGGGTGTTTTTTCGGTTTCTGTTGTCCATCAGTCGTCTCCCCCGGCCAAAACCATATAATCGGCCGTTCCTCTTCTAGCAAATCGAAATCCGTACTTGCCGCGCGGTTCTCCACCGTTGCTTTCTATTGGAGCATTCAATGCCCGATATCGCAGATGTAGCCTGGTCAGAACGCGACGACCATAACACCGAGGCTGTGCCGAATGGCTGGCCAACAGGCGCGTTTCCGGCCTACACTGATCGTGTAGGCCAGATGATGATGGGCGCGACCAAGCGCTTCTGGAACAAGATCAACCCGGTCTACCAGACCACGGGAACGGGTGACAATTACATCGTCCAAACCGAAGTCGGCATAGATCAGATCAATCTCTATGAGATCCTGTGCATTCGCATCGATCGGTCCAACACGGGCACTACCCCGACACTTCAATTCGGCTCTACAAATTCGCGGGTCATCGTCAAAGCGGGGGCGTCTGGATATGTCCCCTTAGATCCAGGCGATATGTACGCCGGAAACTCGCACACCTTCTGGTACAACGGCGCATTCTATATTCTTGTCGATCCGGCGATCATTATCGGTGAAACGGTCCAACCTTATTCGGCGAATCTGACGAGCTGGGCGGCCATTGGTCGTGCTACGGGGTTTGACACCTTTGTGGCGACCCCAAATTCAGCAAATTTGGGCGCCTTGGTTGGTGACGAGACTGGCACTGGCGCGCTCGTCTTCGGAACCGGCCCAACTGTTGCTCTGAGCGCCGCATCGACTGCGGTCACGCAAACGCTTGGTGATAATTCCACCAAGCTGGCGACCACGGCCTTTGTCCAGTCGGCTATTACCGCGACCACAACCCTTCCGGCCTCGAAATACGCGACAACCACGGCATTGCCAGCGGTCACGTATGCGAACGGCTCATCCGGCGTCGGCGCCACTTTGACAGCCAATGCAAACGGCGCTCTATCGGTCGATGGAACTGCTGTTTCGGTGAATGATGTTGTATTGGTCAAAAACCAGGCATCGACCTTCCAGAACGGCATTTACACCGTCGCGGCGACAGGCAGTGCGGGGTCGCCCTTCGTACTCACTAGGGCGACGTATTACGATCAGTCGAGCGAGATCAACCTAGGCGACAACACCTTCATTAGCTCCGGTGTCACGCTCGCCAGCACGACGTGGCAGCAGAACGGCACCGAGCAGCCCGTCATTGGCACCAACCCGATAACCTTTGTTCAGGTTGCGGGCGTTGGCACATACACGGCCGGGAATGGCCTTTCCCTTACCGGCACGCAATTTGCGCTGAGTTCTCCTGTCTCGATCGCCAATGGCGGCACGAATGCTGGCGATGCTGGGACTGCCCGGCTGAATTTCACCGTCCCTGTATACGTGACGAGCATTGCCGCTCTCCAGGTACTCGACACAACCAAGGACACCGTTGTCGAACTTATCCTGGGGAATCGCTCCGGGCGGTTCAATTGGACATCTGGCAATTTTTCAACGCTGATCGCAGCAGACACAACTAACGCCGTCTATATTAAGGCAAATGCGATTGCATCGACCTCTGGCGCCTGGGTACGCGTCAATAGCTCTATCCTGAACGTGTTCTGGTTTGGCGCAGTTGGTGATGGGTCTACCGATGATCAGCCGGCTTTCACTGCGGCTTATGCCTTGGCTAAGGTCCAAGGGTCAGCAACGACCGAAGGACCATGCGGAGAAGTTTGGGGACCACCAGGCTATCGCTATAAGTTTGGCTCGTCGCTGTCTCTAGATGTTCCTGTTCGTCTGAAGGTTGAGGGCGAAATCCTATACACCCCAACCACTGGCGCGGCAGTGATCGTCGGATCGACGCTGCATACCTCGCGCGGGAATACGCAATATGACATCGATCTGTCAGTGCTGCGGGCGGTAAATGGCAACAGCGTCGCTCCGACCGGCATCAACACGTCGGGTTCTATAGGCCTCGAAATTCGCGATATGCAGTTCTCGCGGGTGCGCGTGGAATTCACCATCGCGTTCACCTATGCCGGTATCTATGCCAATGCGTCAAACAACGTCTTCACCGGCCAGCATATCCAAGACAATTGGATATGGCACGGGGAGGCTGGTTATTGCGGGGTCGGCTTCCTCGCCGAAAGCCATGGGGCGGCCGATGGAGCGTTCCAGGTCAACGAAGTCCACATCCAGAACTCGTTTAGCAACTGGAATAACATCGTTCTTGGGAAGTCTGGTGACGCCAACACCAACAACAATATGTTTTTCGTGGCGGCAGCTGACGCTGATACAGGTGGTGGCAATACCATCTTGTGGTCATCCTACAATTTCATGCAGTTCGGATACATAAGCGGCTCAATCACGCTTCAGGCGAGCACGTTCTACAATAAAATTTATCATCAGGTCGGCACG